CCGGAGCCTTTGCGGGGGCCGAGCGGGCCGGAGCAGCCTTCTTCGGCGTAGAAGTAGCCAGTTTGGCGACCTTCTTTTCCCCGCCCCACGTAAAGACTTCCTTGTCTGGGTCACGCCCCTCGGCAATCGCTCTCTTACGTGCGGCAGCAAAGGCCGAACCAAACGACCCACCAGCCGCAGGCTTACTCTCGCGGAGCCGCGAAGGCCCCTTGACGTCGATGGTGTCGGGGGTCTTCCGCATCGGGGTCTCATCCATGGTCGAGACGCTGATGTCCTTACCGAAACGCTTCTCGGCTTGGTCTTCCTTGCGATACTTCTTCAGACGGTCACGCATGATTATGCCTTCCTGAACTCGTCGAGTTTATCTTCGAGGCGCTTGAACGCGTGGTCGAAGCGCTCCCCCAACTTATCGACAGTGGTATTCATCTCCGCACGGGTCACATGGTCGCGGGCGATCTCCTCGCGGGTCCGGTTGAGTAGGATCGTGATCCGATCCAACTCGTCGAACTTCCCCTTAATAAGGAAAGCCATGACACCCACGATACCGCTCAAAATGACGTTCCATACCATCATCTCCATGTCAGCAGTTCCACGCCCTCAGTGATTTGTTGATCCGGCTATTCGGGTCATTAGCGGTCTTGCTGCTGGTGAGCTTCGACTTCATACCCTTCATACGCGAGCAGAAGGACTTGCGCCGCGAGGCGTCCTTCTTGGTTTTGGGGTTCGGAGCAGGCGGCTTCAGGTTCATCCCCTGCTTCTTGGCCGACGCACGCCCTTTGGCGTTGAGGCCACCCTTGGGATTTTTCCCTTCCTTCCGGGTCCATGCAGGGGACTTAGCCATCAGACGAACCGCCCCTTGGTCTTACCCTTCTGGGCGCAGCCATCGGCGCGCTTCGAAGCAGTGGAACCGCCCTTGGCCATCTTCTTGACCTTGCCGCCACGCTTCATACCATCAGTAGGCTCGTCGCGGTCCTTTGCGTTCCTAGCTGCTTCATCCGCACGGCGCTTCTTGCGCTGTTCCGAAGCAATAATCGGAAGAACGCCTCCCATCTTGGTGGCGTCTTGAAACCCCGCCAATGCGTTACCGAACAACCCCTGACCGCTAATCGCCCCGTAGAGTGGCGAGATGGAACCGAGGATTTTGTCAATCTTAGCCATTACACAAACCTTCCCTTGGTCTTGCCCTTGGTAGCGCAGCCGTCGGCGCGCTTCGAAGCAGTGGAACCGCCCTTGGCCATCTTCTTGGGCTTCTTCTTGACCTCGCCGCCTTCCTTGAAGCGACCACGGATAGAAGCGCCGTAACCTGAAGCACCACGGTCACCCATCAGGTTGCCGAGTGACGACGGCGGCTGGCGGACAACAGCGGGGGTAACTGGCATACGGTCCCGTGCGGGCATCGGGGCATTCCCGAGGGGGGTCAGACGCTGGCCCCTACCACCACCGCCACCGCCACCACCGCCCATGGTCGCCGACGGACCACTGAGCGCATCGCGCGTACCACGGAGACGGCTCAGGTCAAATGCGGTCATCGCATCGACATTACCGCGATTCCCCTTGACGACGATCTCGTCAGCGCTTCCCGACTGACCACCACCGGCAAAACGGCGCATTTTCTTACGAGTCATTACGCAACCTCCTTAGCTGAGGGGGCAATCATCGGGTAAAGGACATCTTTGCCGTAGTTGCCGATGTATTCCTGCACGCCCATGTGGCCGAGCGAGATCGACGGATCGACCCATACTTCGAAGCCGAGCTCACGGGCGCGGTCACAGAACAGGTAGTCCTCACCGATGTAGCCTTCCTCGGTGAGTTGGAAGTCGAACAGGCATGGGATCATACGGTCCGTCTTCTTGTCGTAGTACTTCCACTCCGGGTGCACCTCGACCATCTTCTCGAAGACTTCCCGGCGAACGAGCATGAAAGCAGTCGCCACGCGCTCAGCACGGACCAGACCCATCCCGTTCATCGTGAGCTCGCCGTTCTCATCATATTCGAGGTTGGCGATGTAGGTCTTGGTCTCGCTGCGCGTGCGCGGGACACCAGCGACAATGCCCTTCTTCGGGTCCGAGCCCCACGCCATCAGGCGCAGGATGTCATCAGGCTCAAAGTTAATGTCACTGTCAATGAACATCAGGTAGTCGCACTCGGACTCCAGCATGTCCTGCGCGAGCAGGTTGCGGGCACGGGAGACTACCGAGCAGCCGCAGATGGAACCGATATTGATACTGATGCCGTGCTGCGGAGCAGCCTGCGCAAAACGCGCAAGCGACACGGCCAGCTTCAGCGATACCTTGAAATCGTAGGCCGGGAGAGCAATGAAGATGCTCTTCCCGGCTAGATCATAACTTTTTTGAGCCTGCATAGGTCACCCATAGAAAATGACGGTCGATGCCGTGTTGGTCACCGTACCGTAAAGCCCATTTTCTGCAAGGATGCCCTGATCCGGGACCAGCATGTAGGTAAACCCGGCGTTAGCCGCAGTGGGAGTATTGAGGGTAAGCAGCGTAGCGCCGGTCTGCCCATCCGTAATCACCACCGAACCGATGCTGGCTCCGTTCACGCAGTAGATGCCCTTGATACGGGCACGCCCCACGTTGTTGTCGCCCTGATCCTTAAACGCCCCCGTCGCGGTGAGCGGCTTAGTGGATTTGACGTCAGTTTGCATAGCCATAGGAAGGCCCTCCTATTGAGCTATTAGGCAACCGTGGTCAGAGCGGTCCACGTGGTCGAGCCGTTCGTATTGATATACGCGCGGTCGTTGGTGGTGCTGCCGTCGGTGCGGAGGTACAGCGAGCCCTTGGCCGCCGAAACGGTCGGAGCGCCCGAGCCGACGTAGATGCCGAGGCCAGCGGTCGAGCTGATGAGGATCGCCGACATACCACCAGCCGCCGGGGCAGTGCCGCTATCAACAGTCAGGTTACCGGTCAGCGACGTGCTGTCGCCAAAGGTGCTGTTGGTAGTGACGGTGCCGGTGGTCGAGTTGATCGAGATGGTCTCGAAGCCGTTCTCCGAACGAACCGGACCCGAGAAGTTCGTAGCAGCCATTATAAAGTACCTTTCATGTGCATGTACTTGAGCGCCAACCTACGTGTGCTCGATATGTCCCTACCCAGATGGCGGGCTCTATCTGCGTAGGATAGGTGGTCGTTATTAATTATATACCGGACGCGGTCAACAAACTCTGGGTCCGCAAAAAAGCGTGCCATCTGCGCCTGCTTTAACCTAGCACGGTACTTGGTATCGGAATAGTCGAAGCTGGTAGCGTTGCGCCCTAACCTGATCTTTTCGATTGTTGCCGTAGAGTGCGCCCTACCCCGCATGGGTGTTTTGGCGAAGTCAGCTATATTATAAACAACAGGCTCATCGAAATACGCATCCCCGCTGATAAACGCGTTTTCCAGCGTGTCTAAGTCGTCGTAGTCCTCACATACAGCGACTACCTCAAATACAAAAGCGGACTCTTTGTACTTGTTCCATGCATTCTGAAGTCGGGGGTTACTATGGGTGCCTTTACGTAGATTACACCTATGGTCACTTATACGTTTCAATACTCGCACGGACTGCCCTACATAACACTCATTCTTATGAGTATTTACAATTTTATAAATACCTGCGTGGTCGTACTTGTATGGCATACACTAGCATATATCTTGTCTGTGCCACTTTGTACATAAAGAAAAGGGGGAGAACCGAAGCTCTCCCCCTCCCCCTGTTTCCTTAGGCAGCGCCTTCGGAAGGCTCGATATATACGAACCTCAGCCCCTTGTGAACGCCTTTAGCCAGTGGCTTACCAGTAAGCAGGGCACGGCGCAGTGTAGGCATCTTGAATCCGTAGTATTCAAGCGTAGCAGTTAGGCTAGGAAACTCGGTATTCGTCGTCACCTCTAGCACGCGCTTGGATAGCTTGGCTCTGGTCTCTTCGGTGTGGCTGCGCCCAAGCCAGTGCTGATTGCCCTTATTGGCCTCTGATAGCTTCCTGCGGTGTTCCTCTGAGCGCACATGCCCTTTAGCGTTCTGGTTTCCTTTGAGGGCTTGGGACATGCGCAGCCGTGTTTCCTCAGATGGAATAAACTTGCCGCTTTTACCTTCAGCCAGCGCTGCCTGCACTTTGGTGCGGATAACGGCCTTGGTTTCCTCGGTGTGCTTTTTACCGGTACGGGGGGCGTAGGTGGGGTCTTCATACTTGCGGTGCAGACTATCGCTAATTTTAGCGCGAACACGCGATAGCATCGCGGGCGACTGGTGCGCCGACATAGCCGTGTTGTAGCACTCCGGGCTCCCGGCGTGCTTCATGAGATACGTCTCTTCGATGTGCAGGAGCTGCGTATCATCCGCCACCTCCTCGACGATCTCGAACTCAAACGCATCTTCCCCAAACTCATCCCAAGCACTTTGGAGTGCCTCGCAGTGATGGGTGCCCTTTTTTAGGGAGTCCCAATGTTCCCAACGGCGGCGACGGACGTTTACCGAGCTCCCCACGTAGAAGTGGTCGTTGGCGACGTTGAGGATACGGTAAATGGCTGACATAGCTATAACTCCTGCTAACGGCTGGATGTATAGCGTTATTAAGTTTTGTATGTCAACAGCTAAAAAGAAACCCCCCGGATTTCTCCGAGGGGTCTCCGAAAACCTAAGTTTTCTGCGGGTTTGCTTAGGCTGCGCCTTCGCTACCGTACATGCCCAGCGGGTCACTCCAACCAAAGCTGTAACGCTCGCGAGCCTTGTAACGGACGTTCCCGGTGTCGAAGTCACCGTCCATCGACGTAGCCATCGGCGTACGAACGAAGTGCTTCAGACCGTTCGGCACGTCGGTGGTCAGGAACCACGCGTCGGTGTCGGTCAGGAAGTGGTTGACGGTGTAGCCTTCCGGGATCGAGCCGTTCGACTTCAGAGCGTTGATGTCGTTGTCAGCGGTGCTGACGCGCAGCTCGGTTTCGAGCAGGCGGGTAGCAACGAACATCAGGCTCGGCGGGACCACCAGCTTACGCGGCTTCGCCGCGATCAGCAGGCCACGTTCATCGGTCCAGCCCGCGATCTGAATAACGGCGGCTTCAAGCGAAGTCTCGTTAAGATCAGCCGGGGTGCTGGGGATGTTCGAGTTGGTACCACCCGAGACCAGCGGGTGCGTGGACGAGAACAGCGGCTTGCCGTCGCCACCGGGATAATCGGTGTCGAAGCCGTTGTTAAGGACCGCAGCAGCCTTGGTCTGCTTGGTGTAAGCCATGGCACGGGCCAGAGCCTTGGTGTACCGCGACGACAGCGAGTCGTACAGGTTATCTTCGATGGCTTCTTCCGTGAGCGAGAACCCGAGGGCAATCGTCTCATGGTTGTAGCGAGCCGTGAAGACTTCCTGTGCGTTGTCGTAAGCGATAGCACTGCCTTCGTTCTTAACCGGAGCAGCCGAGAAGCCCGACAGCTTGGTTTCTTCTTCGAACGAACGCTCGGAACTCTCCGTCTCGAAGATTTCCTTGTGCTCTTCGCCGTAGCGAGCGTACTCCAGACCGAACAGGGCGTTCAGGCCGGGCAGGAGCTCCTTAAGGAGCTGTGCGCGTGAAATTGCCATTGTTCAGTCTCCTTACGCGAGGCCAGTGGGGTTGAGATACTGGTGCATCCCCTGATTCCACTTGACGATAACTTCGGTGTAAGAACCGGGGTTACCCGCCAGAGCGGTAGCAGGGACGACGTCCACCACGCGGATCGGCCACGTCGAGGTAGTACCTTCGGTCGAGTCAACACCGACCTTCGAGTTACCCGTGATGGTCGAACCAACGTTATTAGCGCCGTTAGCCAGCTTAACATTCGAGCCGACAGCAGCCTGAGTCAGGAAGCTGACGGTGTTCGAGTTGGTGCCAGCGCAGACGGCAACCTTGAACAGGGCATCCGGGTCATCAAGCACGTATGCCTGAACGTCGGTGATGTTCGTGGTGCCGGGGTAGTACTGGCGGAAGGTCTTACCAAACACCGGGTCGGTGTAGGTGCAACCAAGGAAAACGCCAACCGGAGTAGCAGCGTCGGTACCGGTGTCCTTGCCTACCGTACCACCAGCCAGCAGCTTCACGACGTCGCCATAGAAAATGGCAGTCGAGGAGTTGGTGGCGATGGGCAGAAGGCGCGTGGAACCGGCAAAAACCTGCCCGCCGATCAGGTTGATCGGAACCAGCCCGTAGGGGCTGTCAACAGAAGGATATGCCATAGTTAAGCTCCTAGCTTACCTGCCTTTACCAAATGACGTCTTAGACCGCTTCTCAGCGAAAAGAGGCATCCGAGCGTCGTTCTC